TTTTTTCTTAGTTAAAGTATTTAATAATGGGCTTATAGAACTTCCCCAAGAAACATCCGGGTTTACCATAAAAAATAAAGAAATGTCTCTTCTTAATTTTATGCGTGTTGTATATTTTCCCTGCCAATCTCTTGGATGAAATGTTAAAAATAACATGGGTTTTTCTGGTTTAATAGAAAATTTATTATCGTCTGAATGATATAATATTGTATTTTTTTTTAATATCATTTCACCATAAAATTCTCTTAAAGAACCCCCAAATAGTTTTCTATTTTTCTTTGTTTTTGATTTATATCTCATCTATAATATAAGTATATTTTTTATATTATCTTCAGAAGTTCTTGGATTTTCATCATCTACAAGTGGAAATAATATAGTATCCAATGAATTACTAGTATCTATAATATTTAAATTATCCTTAAAATCACACAATGCTTGATACATTTGTTTGGCAGATTCTTCTTCATCCATCATACCATATCCACAACAGTGACTTGTTACTATAAGTGATGTAAACGGAACCAATAACGTGTTATTATACTTATTCATTAAATATAATGCAGAAAGGAAAGAATAATAGGCATTTCTTGTTTTACTAACATCAGATGGTTTGAACATAGTGGGTGCAAAAATTATTGCAGATTCTTCTAAATCTCTTTTAATAAATATTGAAGATCCTACCGGAAGATATGGTCTTCCAAGAATTGTTCTGTATGATAAAGCTAATAATTTATTTTCATATTGATTTCTACATCCTGGAAACATATCATCATTTAATATTCTATCTAAACCACCATCCATAAATCCTAATGAATTCGACGGTGAAACAAAAACGTTGTGTTTTTTAGTTAATGATCGTATATCATCATATATTATACTAATTTTTTCGTTTTTAAAAAATAAAGTAATATGATCAATCCACCTTTTATTTAAACTTACAAATAATAAATTAAAGTTCATTATACTAATATCTATATTTAGTTATTAGCTCTTTTACGACGTTTATTTAATTTTGATAGAAGTCGTTTAATATATTCAATTGACTCCTCATTACTTTTTGTTGAAACTACTGTATTTAATTCAGTATTTTCATCTTCTGTAAATACATCCATTTGTGATTCATAAAACTCCTTTGTTTTTCTTAAAATAGAATTTAATACTCCTGTTGATTTCCAATTAATTCTATTCTCCAGGGGTTTAGGGATTTTTTGTTTATGGGGTATTGATTGAAATACAGTAATATCTTTCCATTTTTCAGAGACTTGTTTTGCTTTTTCTAGAAATTCATCAACATTTAATTCATGTTTCATAATATTACATGATCCGCAACAAGGCTTAACATTGTTAAGATTATATTCACGCACAGTATTATCAATTCTGTCAAGGCCAATCCCCTTAATATTCTTGTATCCACAAAGATAACATGATTCTTGTGTTAATTTATCCCAATCTTCTTTTGTAATATTAAATTTTAAATTTCTTCTAGTTTCTGCAAGATGTTTATAATTCATAAAATTCTGTGGTTTAGATTTATGATAGTATGTATCCCAGTTTTTGTAAAATTCTTCAGATGGTAATTTTTGTTTTGAAATGATTTGACACTTTTCAATAAAGAATTGCGGATGATAAATATGTTTAATTCTATTACATATTTCACAACATGCTACACAATTTTCTTTGGTATATCCTTTAGAATTATCAACTCTATCAATACCATTTGCTTCACCTTCCTTAATATAATCACAATAGTGACATTGTTGTTTTATTATGTTTTCAAATTCTTCAAACTGTAATTCCATTACATAATTGCGTTTAACAGCACTTTTTATATATTGTTTATAATACTTTTTAATATTCTTTATATATTCCTCTTTATAATTACGTTTTCTATCTCCTCTTTTATCATCTTGAATATGCTGATTTTCATTACAGTATTTGCATAGTTTACTAGATATATTATGAACTGTTAAATATTTTTCAAAATCTTTTCCACAATTACAGCATATTTGGTGTATAGTATTCATATTTGCTAAGGCTGTATGAATAACTTGATTACCTTTTCTACGATTACTATCTTTAAGAATTTCATCATCAAGACATTTCCTACATGATTTCAAGCCATCTTCACAAAGTGTGAAACACCCTCTTGCTACATCACAGTACTTTATTCCCTTTTCTTTTTCTTCATCATAATATTTATCTCTTCCATGTTTTTTGCAGTATTTCTCATTTGTTTTGAACTTACAACCTTCATGCTTGCAAGGTGCAGATTTTGTTGAGTTCTTTTCGCGACAAGATATGCACGATGAAGGTGCAGATGATTCTAAAAGGTTATCACACCCACGAAAGAAGAATCTACAAGGTACTTTTCCTTCTGAGACTAACTTATTATGTTGATAATTTCTCTGATGTCTATCACAATATAAGTTTTCACCTCCAGGAAACTTACATCCTTCACCTTTTCTGGGACCTTCTTGAACAATTGCTTTACATGTCCCCATTTCCTAACCGGGACATGTAAAATTAATGTTGATCAATTTTTAAAAATTAAAAGCCAAAAATTTCCAAAAAAATACGAAAATACACTCGGTAAAGTAGTAATATTTCCATATTTAGTTTGAAAACGCCAAGCCGCCCATTCCACTCATGATACGGAGAACGTTGTAGTTCGTGGCGTAGACACGGACCGTGGACGACGTCGTGGCACCAACAGCGTTGTTGGAGATTGTGAGGAGGAGCGTCGTGTTATCGATACGTGACAAGTTGCACGTGCCAGAGGGCTGGTGCTGCTCAGGCTGGAGAGCGAATGAGTAGACGTTGATACCCGTGGCAGGGACGTTCGTGTGGTGCTGGAAAGGCTGGACCTCGTTGAAATAGCGACCCTCGCGAACCGTGAAGCGGTCGTGGCCGTTGAGCTGGATGAGGGCCGTAACCGTGGGGTTGCCGCCAGCCATGCCCTCCACACGCGTGACGGAGTAGCCAGACTCGAGGACGGCGCGGTCCCACCAGTCTGAGTAGTTGAAGGGCTGCTGGCCCTTCCAGGGGTTGACGATCGTGTCGTCGCATGACACGAATGAGTCGCGCTGGACAACCCAGATGAGCTCCTTGCAAGGGTGGTTGAAGTTGAGCTTGATCTTGTTGGCCGTTGACGTGATTGACTCACCGCCCGTGAACTGGAGCGTCTCGATGAGGTACTCGTGGGCAACCTGGGCGAACTTGCGGCGCTCGTCCGTGTCGAGGTAGATGTAGTCCACGTAGAGTGAGGCGGCAACGAGGCCCGCGTTGGCGACACGGTCGCGGATGACGTGGGGGTTGCTGACGTTCTGGGGCGCGTACTCCCAGCACATGTTGCGGAGGTCGTCGAACTCGAGGTTGATGCGGACCTCGTGGTACTGGAGGGCGATAAGGGGGAGCGCAAGGCCAGGGTGGCGGTTGAACCAGAACTGGAGGGGGATGTAGAGCGTGTACTCGGGCGCGCACTTCGTGACCTCATCAGAAGAGTTGGGTACACCTGAGCCACAGTAGGCGTCGCAGTCCTCACCACCCTGGACGAGGAGGTTCACGAGCTTGGGCACATTGCCAACCATCTTGGCATAGCCAGCCTGCTTGCCAGCCTCCTGCGTGAGCTCGTTCCAGATGTGGAGCCAGTCACCGTATTGCTTGTCAATGCGCTGGCCACCGATCTCAAGCTCAACGGACTTGACGAGGTTGTGGCCAGGCCAGTTGAGCCAGCGGAACTGGGCGCCAGAGCCGTCAGCCGTCTGGAGAGAGACTGAGGGGAGCGTGGCCTGGAGGTACATACGGTAGATCAAGTCACCGTTGCGCTGGATCGTGCACGTGACCTTCTTGCCGAAGTTGGGGGCACCATTGAAAGGGTTCTCAATGGACTCCATCGCGAAGTTCGTGTGGCGGCGGTACACGACCTTGAAGAACGTAATCTGGGGGTTGCCCGTGAGGTAAACATCCTGGGCGCCATAAGCTACAAGTTGCATCAAACCACCACCTGTCATTTCTTGCTATACCCATGGTTTAGAAAAAAATCTAGGAAAATGGGGGAACCGCAGATATTACCGGGAAACCAAAAATCAATTTATTTGCGCGTTAAATACCACTTGCTTAAACACTCGTACAACTAGAGGCTAGAACTATGTCGGGAAGCGGTGAAGGCTTCTTCAAGATAAAGCCTACAAAACGTGGTAACCCAGAAGAGAGAACAACACTTGATGTTGTTCATCAATGCCAATTAAAAAAGATTAATGAAGAACAAGTTGAATCTATAAATCTTAAAGTAGAACTTGACGAATTAAAAGAACAAATGAATACTACAACAGATGATTTAATGCGAGGCCAATTGGAAAATCAATATGTTCGTATGCAGAAAGAATATGACGTAAAACACAAGGAAGACCGTGTATACGACTACCTTTTGGACACTGGTGACCTTTTGTTTAGTTATTACGATATCCAGGACAAGATTATGAGTGGTGCGACTGGAGCAATTACGCAACGTTCCAAACGAAAGCCAGGAGATGTTTTGAGTGCCTTGGAAGATGCCGCAACAATTGATAATGCATTTGAAGCTCCACCAGAGATTAAAAAGGGTCGTAAAAAGAGTGATTCTGGTCTAAGTCGTGATGTTGTGCTAGAAAAGTATCTTTTGAAGATTAATCCAGATTATACGAAAAAGACAACAGAGATGGATGACATGTCTGGAGAATGTATGGAATGTGGAACTGATATGATGTTTAGTCAAAATGAGGCTATGCTCTATTGTCCAGAATGTGGCATGACCGAGTTTATTTTGATTGACAGCGATCGGCCAAGTTACAAGGATCCTCCTCGCGAGTCATCCTACTATGCGTACAAGCGTATTAATCATTTTAATGAACTGCTTGCACAATTCCAAGCCAAAGGAAGTACAGAGATTCCCCAGGAGATTTTTGATACGATTATGGCTGAATTGAAAAAGCAACGAATTACAGATTTCAAGAATATCAAATATCGTCAAATGCGTGAGGTGCTTCGCAAGCTAAAGTTGAATCGTCAATATGACCACATTCCCTATATTATTAGTCGTTTGAATGGAAGTATAGCCCCAGTCATGGATCGTGAAACGGAGGAAAAGTTGCGTCATATGTTCAAGGAAATCCAGCCAAGTTTCCAGAAACATTGTCCAAAGAATCGTCGCAATTTTTTGTCATATTCCTACGTTCTTTATAAATTCTGTGAACTTTTGGAACTTGATGAGTTTCTCGCAAGCTTTCCCCTTTTGAAAAATCGGGACAAGCTCTATCAGCAAAGTAAGGTGTGGCAATGTATCTGCGGTGAGATGAAATGGGAGTTCATAAAATCAATTTGATTGCGGTATATCCGCGTTCAAATAAATCTCAATAATTTTAGATATGCCCGTCATTGAAGATCACAAGCGAATTGCGATATTGTATGATATCATTGGAACATATTACAAACAGTTTGGTCCAACATGGTTATTGAATGTCAGAGAAAACTGTGATCACATGGATCTTATTGCAAAAAGACATGGTGTTAGCTTTGGAACTATAGATACAGTGCGTAAATCTCTTTTTCCTGCAAACACTGTTTTTTCAGAAATTGTAACTGTGAATCCGATTGTAGTGCCAGTACCTGTTGTAGTACCAGAGCCGATTGTAGTGCCAGTACCTGTTGTAGTACCAGAGCCGATTGTAGTGCCAGTACCTGTTGTAGTACCAGAGCCGATTGTAGTGCCAGTACCTGTTGTAGAAATACCAACAGCTGTAGTTTCTCCTTTGCCTATTTCTACGATATCGGTTGCACATGTGTCGGTACTTTCAACAATTGTGGCCCCTTCAACTGTTGTACCTCCAAAGGCTGCACCTCCAAAGGCCGTACCTCCAAAGGCTGTACCTCCAAAGGCTGTAACTCCGCCAATCGTAATTTCAACAATTGTAGCCCCTTCAACAATTGTAGCCCCTTCAATTGTAGCCCCTTCAACAATTGTAACACCTATTTCAACAATTTCGACTGTAAATTAAGTAAGTTCATTAGTACTATATATGATATTATACATAGTATAAATATACTTTGGCTCCATCATATTCTATATTACATTAGTATAAGAGATGAGTAGTCGCATTCCTAGCATGACGAATGCCCAAGTAATGAATATATTTAAGAACCCTGCTGCTTTTCAGGCTCTTTCTTTTACAAATAAGGCGCGTATTCAGCACAGAGTAGCAAATATCAATAATTCATTAACTGGACTTGCAGAGTCAACACATAGCGTTTCCCGACCTTCATCCGCCTCTTCTTACAGTCCCTTAATGCGTAAGTCACGTAAGAATCGTAAGAACCGTAAAGATAGTCGCAGAGCTAATCGCAAGTCTCGTAAGAATCGTAAGTCACGCAGAAACTAAATAATCATGAATATATTTTTCATTAACTTATAATAAATTTATTATAAGTTAATAATTTCTTAATTTATTCAGCAGTTGGTTTAACCACGCATGGGGAACCCAACGAGGTTGGCACCGAGACCGAAGCCCGCGCCCTGGCGAGCCGTAACGCCGATTGAGGGGGCAAGAACATCGAGAAGGGCAAAGACAGCCGCCGCAACAAGGGCGAGCGCGGCGATCTCGTCAAGAGGGAGGGACTTCTTGGGGATGTAGATGGCAGCGACCGCAACAGCGAGGCCCTCCAATAGATACTTCAAAGCACGGTTGACGAACTCACCAACACTAAAGTCCATTACTTCTATACTCTAAGCTGTCAAAAAAAACAAGTCTGTCGGGGAAACAGTGCGTAAAGACTAAGTAACAAGACTTGTCTATAGAATCAGAATGTCCAACACTGTAAAAGAGGATTTTTTGGATGAAGACAATGAAATCCCGGGACAGCGCTTTGCTCTATTAAGTTTTCTTAGTCCGGAAAAGGTTCTTGCTCGGAAAGATCTCTTCTTTTTTGAGCAGTATCTCAAGAATTACGAGGTCACATGGAAGACAAAGAACCTCGAGAAGTTTCTTGCCAAGCAGGTCCTTGACTTTAATGCAAAGCTAGATGCTGAAGCAAACAAGTTTCAGGATGCCGATCTAAGTGGGGCTGCCGATCTATGCCGTAATTCACGTATCCGTGTTGACGGTGTTCTTGAGGCCTATCAGGGATTTTTGAAGGAGAATGCCAAGGACATCACGGCGACGACACTCAAGGAATCGTATGACGACTTTATCTTTGCGCAAGGCAAGAAGCTAGAAGACGATTTCTTTGCAAAGAACAACTTTCAAACAACTATCCGTGGCCTCAAGCTTCGTGGAAACTACAGCACGCAGGAGGAGGCGGCTGCTCGTGCAAAGAAGCTCCAGCGCAACGACCCTGTCCACAATATCTTTGTTGCGACAGTTGGAAAGTGGATTGCATGGGATCCAAACCCCCACGAGGTGGCGGATCAAGAGTATGCCGAGGACCAGCTCAACACGCTCATGAAGTCATATAAGGAGAATGAGGAGGCTCGTGACGAGTTTTACAAGAAGGTTCCTGAGGCTCGCAAGGGAGTAAAGGTCCCAGCTCGTGATGAGAAGGATGTTATGAGTGTTGTCAATGAGACTGTGTCTGCCAATGCTGGAACGGCAGAGGATCTTGAATCCCAAGGCGGTCTCTTTAATTCTCCAGACCTTTACCTACAGCGTAAGATGGAGGATGCCAAGAAGTAAATTCAATATATAGACAAAGTATACTAAAAAATAAGTACCTTTCTTAAAGAACAGTACTTATTTTTGTAAATAATATTAATATCTTTAGCTTGGAACAACATTGTCAATGTTGTAGCGGGGTAGAATTGGAACGCAGGTGGTTTGTTCACAGAAATACCCCTCTGGGCATGGCTGTGCACCCTCCTGGCATGACATGTTAGAAAACCCACTTACAGTGGGAGAAAAACGCTTGACATAAGGAAGTACAAACAAGATTCCTAGAAATACAACGAAGAGTGTAACAACACCATATGCAACTGCACGACGAGCCATTCTCTACATAAGAGGATTAATTTATGGCAAGACCGGAAGGCCAGTTGTAGGGGGCAGTGGAGGAGGTTCTGGATTATTACAGAATCCATTAATACACATTTCTCCAAACTTGCAAGGAGGCTTATCTACACCACACGCAACCGCATCGGGTGATCCAATGAAGGTTTCAGTATAGATAGAAAAGAATGATAGGATCAAGGCGACAACTAGTATAAACGCTGAACAGATGAGTGAACTGCTCATTTCTGTTGAATACCTGATATTTAATATTGCTTTCTCACGACAATATTTGGTCCGCGCAACTTCTTGGAATTTGTTGGATCATACATATTAACATCTTCTTCATCCTTGTCACGATAATGCATTGCGTTATGTTGCCAAAACTCGGGCGCACCAATTTTGAAATCTGGTCTCATTTCAGCCTTGTACCAGAAAATTGCATCTTCTATTTTATTTGAGCGTGTGTTGTTATTTACAACTAGACATTCAAAGTTCTCAGTACATTGATCCATAATTTGACAGAAAAATTCAAAGTTGGGGAGAGCAGAACCAAAGTTGTCATAAATACGTTTACGATTTGTGATATAAGGCTCACGCAAAATAAATACATAGTCCACATTTGTTCGAAGTGCAGGTGGAATGCCAAGAGGATATTGCATAGTAATCAAGAAAAATACTTTCTGGTGACGACCATTCAAGAAAAGGTAGCGAATATTCTTATCATACGTCCAAGAATCATCGTACATGCAATCATCAAGAATCATAAAGGAACGAGGGTCAAGACGACTCTTGGGGACCATTTGTCCAGGGGCGCGAGGAGCATTCTCAATCTGTTGAATCTTGCTTGTAATAAGCTTCTGACGTTTTACAAAATTCATCAAGATTGCAGGATTATATTCTCCATGAATAAAGATGGGGGGAATAATCTTGCCATAGAAACTGTTGGATTCTTCTGTTCCTGAAATAACAGTCCCCATAGGAATATCTTGATGGTGATATAACAAGTCTTTTACAAGTGTTGATTTACCTGTACGACGACGTCCGATAAAAATACAGACTGCATCTTGTGGAATCAATTTCATATCAAATTTACGAAGACGTACACTTTGTGCTGCAAGACTATTTGCTGAATGGGCTGACCCTGACATAATCCTACACGCGAGAAGCTTAAAAAAGCTCTTAAAAATAAACGCGTGAAAGTAAAGAATATAAAGACCAAAACCCGGGAAGAGAAATGCCACCGAATCGTAAAAAGAATCAGGTTGTTGATAAACCACCAGTTACAAAAATGTCATTGGATGTTCGTGAAACAGATACGCATTTTGTATTCAAACCTGCCGATGGATATACGCAAATTGAAGATTGTATTCCTATTGCAAATGAAACCGTTCCTGTAAAACTTCGTGGAAAGTCTCTTAATATTGATAGTGGCTATACACTCGTAAAATGGGTGGCTGAAAAAGAGGGAGGGGCCTCAGGACTTTTAACTGTAAAACAGGAAGGGCAAGAGAAGACGGTAAAGGCCTACCAAAAGACCATCTGTCTTTTGAATTGTTATCGTTGGATGAAATATAAGGATCGTCCTTCACAGCCCTTTCTCTGGACTTCACAGCCTTCACATATCAAAGATGCAAACAATCAAGCCTATGTTGATATTGTTGCCAGCGCCCTTGTTAGCAAAATCAAAAAACAGCAGAATATTCCACATTTCTGCGAATTCTACGGATCATTGCGCGCATTAGCAGATAAGTTTTACTACAATTTGGAAGAAGAATTGGAGGAGGTTCGTTTTACAAAATGGTTCTGGCTAGGCGTTGAATCTGGAGACTTTGGCCTGCGTGTCTGTGAAAAGGAGTCAGGGTACGAATTAACCATGGATGAGATCAAGCAGTTGATACGTCCTGATAATGAATTTCTAAACGATGATTCAGAGTCTGAGTCTGATTCTGAGAGTAATTCATCAGAATCTGAAAAAACCGAATCATCACTTGGTGCCGAAGATATGCCATGTATGGATTTATCTGATGATATTGAGGAGGCAAGTATTAATACTGATAATGAAGGTCCAAAAACCGTTAGTTCAGATTCTAATTCAGTAACATCCTATTCTGAAAAATATTCTTTCCATGCAGTCTTGTATAATGCCCCTGTTGCAGTTGTATATCTTGAACATATGCAAGGAACAATGGATGAGCTTTTAGAGAGTGAATATGCACCGGTAAAGAGTTCACAACAGGAAGTAATGTGGGGAGCATGGCTCTTTCAGGTTTGTGCCGCCCTTACACAACTTCAGAAACTATGTGGCCTAACACACAATGATCTTCACACAAATAACATTTTGTGGAAGACGACAAATGAAGAATACTTGTATTATAAGGATGCTGATAGGGTTTGGCGCGTACCCACGTTTGGAAAACTCTTTACTATTATTGACTATGGACGCTCCATTTTCTTGTTAAATAGTTTCTGGTATATTGGGAGTGATTACAATGAAGACCATGATGCAGATGGAATGTATAACTTTGGTGCAATTTTTGATAATGAAATGCCAAAAGTTATGCCAAATAAGAGTTTTGATCTATGTCGTTTAGCGTGCGGTCTACTCCGCGCTCTTTATCCAAGATTTCCTGATGCAAATCCAAAGGCTGCAATCTTAACAAAGGATGGAAGATGGGAAGTGCGTGAAACAAATCATCCACTTTTTAATATGGTTTGGACATGGCTCAAAGATGATAATAATAAAAACATTTTGGAAACAGAAGATGGTCATGAGAAATATCCTGGATTTGAATTGTATTCTGTGATTGCAGCAACAGTGCATAGTGCAGTTCCAAAAGAGCAATTAAATAAGAAAATGATGAACGTTTTCTTATTAAAAGATAAGATACAAGCGTCATTTATCCACCTCGACCTTTAGAAGCTCGCAGGGCCGACCTGTAAATCAACATCCGCGGCGGCGGAAACCGCCTTTACAGCTGGTGCAGAAACAGAAGATACAGAGGTTGTTACAGTTGACGCAATACTTTGCATTGATTCGGGGACAAGTGTCCATGCCATCGCCGTAAAAATACCTCCAAGGATTGCATCGCGTAATATACCCTTTGGATTCAATTCAGGGCTCGCATCTTCGTGCTGAGATTGAAGAAAGGCACTTATGCCAGCAAGGAGGGCTGCGCCAATCAATATGCTAACCCACATTGAAATATTGGTCAGATCAAGGTCCATTGTTCTGACCAATTCTTTGAAACTGATTCTTTTAAAAACACGCGGTTAAGGGTACAGTCAAGTACCGACGGTACTTGACCAGCAGAGGTAGTTCAAAAATTAAACCTTTGGTTTAATTTATGTACTTACCGGTAGTGTCTCAAAATCACCAGAATTCATTGGGACGGTTTCTAGCTCCGTGATATCTTCAAAATCGGAAAGAGGCTCGGATGAATCATCTAAAAATTCTAAATCGTCTGTTTTTGGCTCATGACTTGTTTCGACATAGTCAATTTGAGTTTCTCCAGCACGATTTTGAATGACTTGGTTAAAGTCTGTAAAACGAACAGAGGGTTCTGTTTCCACGACCAAGGTCTGTATCTCCTTGACTGCAGGAAGCTTGATTATAGATTTAGGAGATTCGGAAACTACAGGAACATCAGGAACTTTTACTTCAGAAACTACAATCGGTTCAGGTACTTGTACTTTTTCAGTCACTTCTTGTACTACAGGGGCAACTTCAGGAAGCTTTTCTATAACAGGGACATTAGAGACTACAACATCTATTTCTTCAACTTTTTCTTCGGGCTTTTCTTCAACCTTTTCTTCTGGCTTTTCTTCAAGCTTCTCTTCAGATTTTTCTTCGGGCTTCTCTTCCTTTTCCTCCTTTTCCTCCTTTTCCTCCTTCTTTTCATCCTCTTCTTCATCATCTGCATCATTTCCTTCAGATAGATAGTCCTTCAAGATATTCTTTACAGGAAGTAGACCACGAATAGCTTGTGATATGCCCTCATGAAGAAGTTGCTCAATCTGACGATGATTCTTTTGTTTATCAATAGGTGAAAGTTCGGAGTGGAACAAGTATGCACTTGACCACAAAAGACGACTACACTCACTCAAAGAACGATGGATAAAGTGATCCAACTTGGGAATTGTAATCTGAACCCGTTTATTCTTATTGCCAATACGAATAGCTGTTAAAACCTTTGTATGAGCAATAAAGACTGCTGTAACAAGTTCTTCTAGATAATCACATTGAATGTCACCAACAATCTTGCTCGTTTCACGTTGAACCTTGTCAACGTTCCATTCGGGGATTTGGCTCAAATGCTCCTGAAATTTCCAGAGTTGGCGTTTAGCTTGCGGTTCTTCTTCTGATGCCTGTTGAAGACTCGTCATGAAAAAACGATGAAACACTGGAACAATAAACAGAGTTAATTGTTTTGTGTACTCCCCCTTTGCCTCAGAATAGACGGAGGCTGCAGAATCGTGACTATCCATATTCTAAGGGTTTGGCGTATTTACGTTTCCTCTGTGGAAACGCGCCTTAGAGCTATATCTGTCAAGAGTATCCATGGACTCTGACCTTCACCAAGGCGTTTATAAACAGAAACTTGTTCTGTAAATGATCTGGTTTTAAGAATATTGTGAAGAAGAACATCGGGAAGTAACGATTGACTCCTGGCTTGTTGAATAGCTTCACGAACAGATTTGAATGTAAATCCAGGTGACCAGGTTGACATTCGGTGTTCCAAGGTTTGGCGAATCTTGCGCAAATCAGAATATCCACGTTTTTCTAGACTCTGAATTGCAGCCTCCTTGCGAAAACTCTTATTTGGCATGTAAACTTGCTGGCAACGACTCAAAAGTGGAGGATTCATGGTTGTTTCATCTCGTACTTCCAACGCGAATTCAACATTTGGAGCAGCCGTTTCCAAAATGCGTCGCAAAAATGCTTGCGCATCTGTCGTTAGCGTATCTGCACCCTCTAGCCAGATAATTGTCGGCTCCTTACAGCGATGTTGGGTGAAAAGATACTGACGTCCTTGACGAAGACTGCGATCCGTGCGAACAGCATGACGTAGCAACCGTGCCCCTTTTTGCTGTGCTCTATTTCGTATCCATGTGCTCTTGCCAGAGCCACTAGGACCGCTAACAAGCCATGCAAGCTTCATTGTAGTTTGATTGTTATGTTTGCTTAAGCCTACAAGACTCGTCTAGACTTTAAAAAACGCGTAAAATGGTATAATTGGTTCATCGGTTTGGATAATTAGGGGATTTGTCCCAGTTCCGTGGCAGGTGACGCTATGATTTCCTGAATTCCATTCCAACATGGATAGTTTACTCTTTTTTACATGTGTAACAAACAGGTGACCCTTTCCATCAATCTCTGCAAGTGATCTGCTACGAAAATAGAGCTTTGTCATTGCAAAATCTGCGGATTCATTATCTGAAAGTGGAACACCAATAAAGAAACGTCTCAGAGCCCATACACGGCCCATGATTATTTTTGAATTAATGTAGGGAAATGGTTGAAGTTTAGCAATCAGTCCATGCGCATTTAGGCATTGTTTATCAACAGGAGCTTCTTGTCCTCCAATCACAATCGGTTTCGAAAAAGTAAGAAAACGCTTACGAATGAGATCCTGACTCTGAACTTGGACAATTGTATCCGAATCAGTAAAAATTACTATATCATCATTTCCCAGATTAGTTTCTTCAAGAAACTTTGCAGCAGCCGAAAGTGATCTTTCGGAATGAATAACCGTAATTTCTTCCTCAAACTTATGAGACATATCAATGAGTTTTGACAGCGCGGGACTTGTCTCTGTTGTCATGACCACCCAATGAAGTTTGGATCGTGATTCAATAACTTTGCGATATGTTAATAATGCCACGCTTAGTATTAATAATACAAGTGCGTGCCATAAACTTCCAAGTTTAGGCATTCCTACCTCTACTGACCAAATAAAGAGCTACTCTAACCCCAAAAACTTACGGCCGATTTTGCTAGTTATAAACATACCGCATCCGGAAGCAATCTGTGCATAAAATACAGGGGTTCTTTTTGTACAACATAATAAATACACTGATAAGATACCAAAAAGTAATGAACTGAGCCAGAATAATTTCGTAAACATATCCATCTTCTAATAGTTATGTATACAAAAATGTTACTATTCTTATTTAATAGCCCTGGATACCCTTTGCAATCTTATGGAGACTTTGTTGAAGAGGATTGTTATCTACCGCACTAACAATATCATCCGTATTACGTTCCGCGGCCACATCAAGACGTAGAGGAACACGATACTTGACAAGGCCAATGTCTCCAACACCAGGGGACATTGTGTTAACACGGTCAATTGCATTCACGCGGTCATTTAGATCATCAGAAGCAAGGCGTTTTGCACTTTGCTTACCAGGATCGCCTTCAAAAATAGCAATACCACCATTTCCTGCAATAGGTTTGCGACCACGGGCAATTTGCTCTTTATTAGGATTTGTGCGCATGTTATAGGCAAAATCCTCATTCATATAGCCCCAGCTGGCATTTGCACCAGAACCATAGTATTGTCTGTTGCTGAGCTGAGCCTTTTGTGTTGGCTTGGCAATATCACTTGGATCATAAACCTTGAGACGGTTTGGAGCAGAAGCAGACCCCATGATACCGCGGTAATCCCAATTGATGGTTGTCTCCTTCACTGTTGTACGGGCAACATCATTGGGGTCCCATACAGTCACAGAGGGCGCACCACCAGCAGGTCCAGCAGGTCCAAGCTCTGTAACACCATCCTCCATCTCAGCACGGCGAGTTGGCCTTGCATCATCAAGATAGTGGACAGGAACTTGGCCTGTATCTCCAGGAGTCAAGTTAAGGGCCATTGTGCGCTCACTTGTGGCCGTGCGCTCATTCGCCCTGTTCTCATAACTTGAACGACCATAATCTGCCTCCTGCGAATCTGGATTTGGTGTGTAATAGGATGTCAAATCGCCGTTACGGAAACCAGCACCACCGTATGACTGTGTCATGGGTGTGCGATAAGAACCAGCAACATAACTCTGGTAGGTGTCTTGGCCAGCCGCGGGACCAAACGCCTCCGTACTTGTATCTGTACGTGTAGTGTGGGGCATGACTTGGATACTGCGAACAGATTCCTTGACAAGACCAACGGGGGCAGCGGCACCAGCACGAGAATTCGTGGGATCAACGTAGAAACGATCAGGGCGATAGTGGCGAACTTCACCAGCACTATCTGCAGAATTTGTAACAAAATGTTGGCCAGGAACAACTGGTTGCGCATATGACAACTTAGGATTCGTGGCAACACGAAGCTCATCTGTGGTCTTGGGTCTCATAATTTCGTTAATTTCAAGTTGTTGGAAACCACCGTTACCGAGCATTCCAAACCCAGCGTCAACACCAGGACCAACATGAGTTGGCTCAAAGGGGCGTTCACCACCACGATTGCGAGGAACATTGATACGGCTTTCAATGAAATCCGTGCTTGATTCCAAACCAAAGGGGTTTCCAAAAGGGCGCTGATAGTCAAACATTGTCTCAACCTCCTTTTTTGCAATCTGCGTGTAACCAGCACCAGTGTAACTATCGAGGAGCGAGTTGTTCACATTCGCACGCATATTTTGCTTCACACGTCCACCAAAGTATGGAACCATGTTATTGTGTGTAAATTCCTTTGCCTTGATGGTTGATCCAGTAAGAGCACTTTTGACATCTCCAGAAAGATAGGTGGGGTTCTTTTCTGTGCCCTTGAAATTCTCACGAACCTGTGCCGTAGAGTCTTCTAAACTAAATAAGGCGGGGCCAGGAAGTGTACCAACACGTTTCACAGGAGGTGCTAATGGTGGTTGTTGAGTTGCATACCCAACTGGCATTCCATAAGGTCCTGGGCTTGGTTCAGAGGGATATGTCTGACCATTTGGTGTTGCATACATCATATCAAGTTCAGGGGCTGGTCCTACGGCAGCAGCACCTTGAGGTGTCTGGGCAAGTGCAGATGATGGAGGACTCTTGAGTGCAACTGTTTTACTTCCAGGCTTGAAGGTCATATCGGCAGCCTTACCACTTTGAAACCCCTCTTTCTTTGTTGAGCCAAGTCGGGACACGATATAACCGAGGCCCATTAAACCTGCGAGTGCAGCAGCCTCCATATTCTAACAGTGATAGGAGTTATTCGTAGAGAAAAAAAGCTGATTGAATTAGAAATGCCTAGGTCCGACTCTTCAGTTAGAAACAAACCTGTAGTGTATACTTCTCCTAGAAGCCCCGTGGCACTACCTCTTAAAATCCAACAGTCTACTTTAGGACAATCTGTAAAAGAAGGTTTCGGTTTTGGAATAGGATCTTCTATTGCCAGAAATATGGTTGATCGTGTATTTGGATCATTCAGTTCTCCAAAATCTTCCTTGACGAAATTAACAGAGTATACACAGTGCATTCAAGAAGGTGGTACTGAAGAAGTATGTAAGCAGTATCAATGATACTTAGCCAGCAGAGGTAAAGGCTGTCGCCTTTAGCGCTTCAGCCCGCAAAGCGGTCTTCCGCTTTAGTTCAAAATTGAAAAGTAAAGTCTAAGAAAATATATATAACATGCCAGTTAATAAACACGCATATTATATAATGGTTTCAATGGGCCTAGAAGAAAATGCTTCATATCGTTCTCTCTTAGCAGTTGGAGGAGAATGTATAGACAAGGCGCTAAATTGGCTTTATGAACATCTAGATGATTCAGATATTAACGAGCCTATTCTAAAACGCTTCTTGGATTGAACCTTCCACATTCTTAGGAGCATACTTATTTTGGTCTTGCATGGGATTGTATGGCGCTACATTATTTTCAGTTGGTTTGCGAGGGTAAGATGAGCAACGTTGCTTGTCCACATCACGACTTGGAATAAACCAGTCAAAGGGTTGTTCGAATGTTTCCTGGGGATTGTGGAAAAGGGGTTGCCAGCGATTCCAGCCTGTTGTGCGAAGTGTGCATGGAGGATTACTGAGTCTGTTGAATGTGAGTGGGAAGCTTGAATCTTGAGCGTGTTCAAGAGGCGTATTGTTATACTTATTTGTCTCGGGATTATACTGTTTGGAATCACAGCGGACACGGCTTCCAAAACGATTGATTCCCTTCAAGTCAGTCTCAAGATCCGTACGCCATTGAGCCTCTGGCCACGAATTTCCACTCATTTGAATACGAGTTGTGGGTTCCACAGGAAAGGTTGTTGGGCAATTGGCTTCGGGAGGGTTGGCATAATAACGTAGAGCATAACTCGTGATACGCATATCATCCATCATATGGAAATTGTCCATGCGTGGTCTTGTCCATGACTGTTGGGGTGGGAGGCACTCTTCAGCCATTCTCTAGTGGTCTTTTATAATTTGTACCGTCAATTAGCCAGTTAAATTTACATACGGAGCATCAAGAACACTATTCAATCCTGCAATATTATATGTTGTTATATATCCCACTGTATTTGCAGGTGAATTTCCAGGAACAGGAATATATGTTTCTGATTGCGGTGTTATTTGCTTTACTAATTGCCACTTTATAATCGTATTACCATTTGATAATTGCCAATAGATTGTTTTTCCAAAATTTTGACAAAATGTTCCAACTCCTAATGAAAATCCGACATTACCCAACGGTTGTGAGATTGTTGTATTAACATATATATCATTGTATACGCCCTCCAAATTAGCCATATCTGGGCAGGTAATAAACGTACCATCAAAAGTATATTTATATGCTGTACTTGCTAAAGCAGCCCTTATATTACTATCGGGATATAGCCACATTGTATTCACAACTGTTCTATAAAAACCGTAATTTGGGCTAAGCTGTTTCTGCATTGGGATTAACTACATGTATGTTCAAAATTAAGAATGCTAAAGGCTTCTTAAAGAATGGCTGCAATTTTCTAGTATGAACTTTTGGAGAATTAGCGAAAATGTGATTACGAATACATTAACTATTGGTATTGTAATCATTATCTTGATTCATGGCCATGTTGAAATTACACGGAATCTATACATGGGATCAACTGTCACAAAGTATGCCTTCAAGTTTTAGACGCGTAAAGTTACTGAATTTGAATAAAGGGGATAATTATAGAGATGCAAGGTATCATCAATAAATACTACGATAAACGTATTCAGACGGATAAAACAATTATAAATGATATTTCGAATGAGGTTTATGGAAAAAATAAAAAAATGTTAGTATTTGGCTTAGGATATGATTCTAATCTATGGTATAATCTAACAAATAAGAATACAATTTTTGTAGAAAATAATGAAGAATATATACAAAAAAATAAGGGAATTACCAAGAATAATATAGTAAAATATGATTATAATGGTATCACAGTAAAAACCAGTTTAAATATGACTGATGAAAAAATAGATACGTTTACTATTCCAGAAGAGATAATTAAGAATGCACCATATGATATAATATATATCGATGGCCCAAATGGATATTTACCTGATAAGCCCGGTAGATTATTACCTATTTACTGGACAAAAACGTTTCTTTCTAAACCAGGATCATTAGTATATATTGATGACTGTAAACGACCCCTAGAAAATGAATGCATTAATAAATATTTTAATAATTACCAAATGACAATGTTTAATGTAAGAGATGGTTGTATGAAAATAACTTGTTAATATTAGATGACATTAAATACTGCAATACTAAGTATAAGTTTAGGAGAAAATAGAAATTTCATTGATTATACAAAATATAGTATGGAATGCTATGCTAAAAAGATTAACGCTGAATTTATATTAGTAACATCGTGGGAAAATTTCGTAGACAAAAAATCATCTGAAAATAGATTTATAAAACTAGAAATTATACATTTTTACTGTAAACAATATGATAGGCTCATATATTTTGATGATACAATATATATAAGGCCAGATTGTAGAAATTTGTTTGAATTGGTTCCTGAAAATATATTAGGGGCATTTATTGAGAGTAAGTTATTTAATAGACGTGATGCTATGACAAAGGCAATAGATTATTATTCGAAATTTGATAAGTGGGATAAGAAGTGTAAAAATATTTTAATGATTAATTCTGGAGTAATGGTTTTATCAAAGAATCATTCCAATCTGTTTGATAGCACTAATTATATACTTAAATCTGTTGGATTTATAGATCAAGCATACATATCTTATCAAATATGTAGACAGAATATTAATATTTATGATATAACTGATACATATAATTATTGTGGTTCACAAATTGATAAATGTATGCTTAATAAAAATACAGAACAAGCCATGTATGATAGAATTAGTATGTTTCATGTAACATCTATTGTACAAGATAGAAGAAAAATGATCCTTGAAAAAATAGTTAAGAGATTCGAGAAAAAAATAGCAGTTGTTAGTGCTTATTTTAAGATTGATATAAATAAATTAGATGAATGTAAACCCATTGAAAAGATACCCGGATTTGATTATATAATGTATGTTGATAAGGAGTATGAGGAGATTACTAAATTAAAAAATATCTGGGATATACGAACTATAGAATTGCCATATAATAAGGGAGTATATTACACCAAGCATGTCAAGTGGTTAACACACTTACTGTGTCCAGAATATGATTATATTATATGGGTTGACTGTTTTTATAGTCCTACAAATAATACTGTAATTAAAAAATATATAAATATGATGCAAGAAAATAATATTCCTATAGCTATGCGGACACAGAATATTAAATCTGTATCAGATGATATTAAATGGTGTATATTACATAAACGTATTACAAATGATATGAAAGATATAATTTGTAACAAATTAAAAGAAAATGATTTTATACCAGATAATCCGTGTCAAACTTTCTGGTCTTCAGCAGTTATAAAAGATAATAAAGATATAAGAATACACAAAATGGCAAATGAATTAATGGAATTAATATTAAACAGCGGTTACCGAGATCAGCACTGGTTACCATATTTAATATCAAAATATAAAATACCATATAAAATAATAAATAATCAAGATAATATAATTAAGACATCTGGTGTATATTTCAGCAAAAATTATCTAGATTGAATAACACTATCCATGGTTTTCTTATTTTTTTCTAGATGTTCCAAATTAAATGAATCTATTCTACTTACTAAAGTGTCATAGTCATTATCACTAATATTTAATTTTTCCAATATCTCACAATATAAGTTATCATATTCTATACCAGGCATATTATAGAATCCCTGACTTTTCTTATCAATAATAATAGGCTTCTTGAAAGACATACTTAATGCAAATGCCCCTGAAAATCTATCATAGTGTGCAAACGCTGGTTTTCGTGAAAGAATAAATTTGCTATTAGTTATAGTATTAACTAATTCATCAACGGATGCATTTATAATTACATTAATATTCTTAAACCCTTTTAATTTACGATACTCTTTATCGCCATTTACGATAAATGTAAAACTATAGTTTGATTGATTAATGAAATTAGTCATATCAGTATCAATCCATTTATCATAGAATAATCCAATAAATGTAATCATATTTTTATAACATGGCGTCGTATTAGGTATAGTATATAGAGGAAACATTGTACTAACCCCTTCTTCTGAAATAATTGGAGTTAATGAAATATGATATTTTGATATGGATTTCATATCTACCGCATGTAATAAAGATATAATATTTGTAGTATTCTTGCATGGGTCATTCGAAGATAATTTAATTACCTTGTCATAATTTACCTCTATATTAGAAGGTATTATATCGGTTTTTATAACATGTTTTATATGAAACATTTCACTAAAGAATCTACAATAACCATAAGTATCTTTTTTAAAGAATATAGTTACGTTATGTTCTTTAAGAAGCTCTAGTAAAAATCCCAGACATTCCAAATGGTAGCCAAAAGATGATATGATAGCTATCTTCATTCTTATCGGTAGAATTATAAATAAAATCGGGGATATTTCTTATTACATAAAGTTCACTGTATGTAATATAAGATATTTAGGAAATTTAATACTTTTCAGGGCGACCACATGTCTCCTTCTTTAATGGCTGAGGTGCATACGTCACAGGGTAGGCCCACATCTGCGCCTCATCCAAGTGCTTGGGACGAATATCAATAACCATGTTTGTCTTACGGTTATTTATTATCAAGAGAAGCTGATCCTCTTCTGTCGCCTGATATTGGCGCTTTGAACACTTTGTTAGCGGGCGCGTAAGTCCGCGCAACTCGGATTCAATATCCTGAGGATTGCCAGCAAGCTTGCTGACCTCGTTGCCACCAACAAGGCCAAGCGTGTGACGTTTTGCAGGACCAGTCGCCAAGTTATTTTCATGCTCCACATAGTTTCCACCAACAGTGCGATTTGGCGTAATTAAATCATAGACGCTAATATTGTCTTCACGAACCCATTGGGGTGTTACACCCGCAAGTTCATCAATATAATCAACCGCAGCAACACCCATAAAAACTGCAGGTTGAAATGAGGTCATCTCTATCTAATTATAAAAAAGTTTTTACAAATAAGTATAAAATTTAAGAATTTTTAAGAGTTCTTAAATATCATAAAAGTTGAGTAGGATGTACTTTAACTTGGTACAATTAGCAATTTGTGTTACGAATGTACTCGCGACTTGGTAGACCACCGCGAATCCAGCCAGAGGCAGCAACTTCGGGGATCAAATTCTTAGGATCCTGGATAGAGGCAGCAAGTGATGGCACAAGAGGCGTGTACTGGTTCTCAAAGAAGGTTTCTGTTACAGTGTCGCACGCCTTGCCCATACGACTGAACTCGGCATGTTGAAGAATCGTCTCAACCTCCGCATTTCCACGACCACCACCCATGAAGGGAACACTCAAGAAGGGGCGAGCCTGTTGGCGTATGTTGCAACGCTTGCTCATGAATCCAGGTTGGTTGCGCAACACGCTGTCGGCGTTGATATTCTGGTTATTTAGCCCGTATCCCTCGCGTGGGTAGATAATCAAGTTTTCAACAGCCAACGGGTTCACCTGACGTGCATCAGGAACCAAGTATGTCGTGGCATATGACCCAGGGCCAGAAGACTGCTTGTAGAACTGTTGCACAGCACAAAGATCGTCTCTCACATTTGTAAGACGGTTGATTTCCATCCTGCTACTCTGGTAGTGTATTCAAAATAGATATATAACCCGGGATTAGAATGAAGGGTACAAGCAAATCCTTCCTGGCTGGAAAGTTTTGTCGTTGTATTAAGAAAGTACGAAAGACTGTCAAAGCAAGAGGGAAACAATCAAAAGAATCTGGAGCAATTGCAATCTGCGTAAAATCCGTATTGGGAACTCGTAGAAGAACCTTGCACAATTTTACATGTAAAAAGAGACACCTTGTAACACAGCCTCCAAAGAAGTAAATTCAATAAAGGAATATGCCCTTCATTTATTGAATAATAGTCTATAAATCTAATTGGGCTTATTGAGCCATGGTACTACAGCACCATTTGTTCCAGGATAGCAAGCGTCGCGACCGCCTTCCTTGCAAGTCTTGCCAGGGATGAGATAGAGCCAATTCTGATAAGACCCCTGGTCATTTGGAATACTTGTGCTGGGTGTAGTGTAGAATTGGCGTTGACCCTGTGAACGACCAAAAACATCTGTAGGATCATTATTCCACTGCACACGGAAATAGTCATCCAGAACTATTACATTATTGGGGTCCGTGGAATTCGCAGCAGGAGGCCGTGTGGGATTATATTTTAACTCATCCAAAAGGACATTCATAAAAGGATTTGAAGCAGTTGGTGTAGTTTTCATTGTGGCTCCTGGGCTTGTGGCCCATTTAGCCGCCTCAGAACCTTTCAAGGGTCGCAATCCATCCATGAAGCCTTCTTTTGCTTCACGTTCAACTGTGCGAGAACTATAATTTATTTTTGCAAATAACCACTTTCCATACAACATCAATAATATAAATACAATAAGAACTAGCCCTCCAAAACCAAGACTGGGCGAAAGAATTGAGGCCAATATAAGTCCTAGTAAGGTTGCGCGAGTGAAGGCATTAATATTATTACTCTCACAGACATCATCTACTAAAATTCCAGTACCCATTAAGGCTGCGGGATTCTGTATCCACACTGTTTCACAGGGACAATCCTTTGGCATCTTGGAATGCCTCTCTACCGGTCAGTATAAAAGTTAAGAATCCTAAAGGGTTCTTAACTTTTTACGAGATTTTATTCAGATATTAATCCATATCATTCTTAGGCATATTCTTCATCTTCTCCGCAAGCTTTTTGCGAAGACGCTCCTTTACAATTTCTGCACGGGCACCGCCATCATTACCTGTTTTACGGCTAACGTTGAGGTCCTTTGCTCCAAACATCGTGCTGAAGTTCTTGAGAAGATCGGCAAATGCACCATCTCCACTGAAATCCTTCATGAGTTCTTCTGCTTCAGCAGCAATCTGTTCGGGGCGTAATTGACCATTTTGAATCATAGTCTGTAGACGCTTGGCAATACGCTTAATGGCATTCTGAAGAACACCTGGGTTTTTCGTATAAACGTCTGTTATAAGCTTGAAAGAACTTGCAGGATCCTTATCACAGGCTGCAAGTTCTTCAGCCGTGAGGCCAAAGTCCTCTGGCTTGAATTCGCGAACAAGCTCTTCAACAAGCTTTGCCAAATGTCCTGTTAGAAGACGTTCGGGCATCTTTGGCAACTTATCGGGTCCAAGATTCTTCATAAGTTCGGCAATCTTTTCACTCAAGCCACCAAAATCCACTTCACTCATCTTGTCACGCCATGTCTTGGAAAATCCATCAAACCATTCACGGCCAGCACCATCAAGGGGATTCTTAATTCCCTCATACATGCAACAGAAGGTTAGAAGAGATAGATACTCCTGGATAGCATTCTTACTCTTATTAGATAGCTGTTCCCAGAGTTCATCTGTAATTCTAACACCGGGCAACACAAGGCCAGGGCACAACTTTGTATCGCGTGTGGGTGATACTGTCTTGAGAACATACTCGGAAAAGATGCGCTGACGATCTTCAGATGGAATACCAAGTGCCGCAGCAATTACCTCTGAAAGCTCAGGAAGTGCTCCCTTCAGTTCTGTCGCAAACTGAAAGTACTTTGTATCGAAAATATCCTTTAGTGAAGAACTGGGTGTACTCATTGCTCTGTATTGCTATTGGAAAGTCACGAACCTATTCTTTACGCCCTTTACACCCGTTACAACTTCTCAAATATTTCAACATCGGTCAGCACAGCGAGTAAGCATATAAAAATTATAGTTATATATAAATAATATCTAGGAAGCTTTGTTTTCTCTTCAACATACGTAAGCATGTATTCTACAAGATTCCATATTGCCATCCAAAGAAGAACATTAATCAAGATAATTCGTAAAAAGAAAAGATCCTTTGCATTTACGAGTTTTGGCCCAATTCCCATACCGGTGCGTACAAAAATTAAACCGACGGGTTAAAAGAGTGTTGAGGCACTGCGGGCCTTCTCATTGAGTGTAATGAGTACTTTCAGATAATTCCAGATAACCGTGTGATTTGCCTCACTGAGTGTGCTCCAGTGTTTATCAAAGATTGCTAGTGCGGGAAGAATCTCATTAAACTGTTGACTGATTTTTGAACGACCGTACATGATAATATACTGTTCATCCTCCTTTGAAATAGCTTCCTTGAGATCCTTGGTAACATGCTCATAGAACATGTCACGTACAAGGCCTGGATTAATTTTACGCGCACCCTGAATTGTTTCAAGAGCAAGCTTAATGTCACGCTCTTCAGGAAAGGTATCAATTAGTTCCTGAAAGAAACGAACAAGCATATTCACAAACATGGTAAGTGGGGATGCAGATGACATTAAACACTTACTTAGTATAATTACATTTGCGTTTAGACCTTTGCATTTTTACTGGCGTGGTGGGGGCATCGGCATACCATTTGTTCTTGCCATCATATACTCTTCCATTTGCTTATCAAAGAGCTCAACCTTCTTATTTTTTGGTTGAGCACGAGCTCCCAGACCACCACCAGGAATGTCAGAAGCGGTCTTTGTGCCAATAGCATTCTGGCCTCCTAAGAATTCAAAGTTTCCCATTGGAGCGTCATTAGAATCATTTGATCCCAAGAAGCTAAATCCTTTTGTTAGACTACCACCCATTTCACCACCAACCCATGGCTCGGGTTCTTGTGCCCCTGGCCCAGATGATCCTGCGCCTTGACTCATAAGCTTCTTTTCAGAAAGCCAATTCATGACATCAGAATCTGTTCGGGGTTCTTCTTCGCCCTTAATAACAAGAGTTGGGACCTTCTTCAACCATGTAGGAAGTTTAGCACGGGTACCATCTGGCTTTGTATCAACGCAAATATAGACAAACTCTGCCTTGTAAGGCGTTGCAGAAACCGCTTTTATAAATGCCTCAGACCACTTGCATTTGTTACTGTAAAAACAAACGTTCTGTGCTCCCCCGGAATTACTCATAGGGTCTCAATCCTTCTTTTCATTGACAAGAGCAAAACATGTGAACATAGACCGCAAGCGCCTAAAAATTGAACAAACATTGTCCTCAGTAGGATAAGTATAGGAAATATGGAGCCCGTATTTCATGATATTAATACCAAGTCACGCCCAAATACTCTAACGTTTCGTCTTTCCCCAACCACACATTCTTATGCAAATACACTTGTTCGCCTTTGCAAAACTGCAGTGGAGGTCGTTGGATTTCGTGCAGATATGAATGAGAAGGGTGATACAACAGATGTGACGATCGAAGCAAACTCTACACCGATGACAAATGAAATGCTTGCTCACCGTATTGGCCTTCTTCCAGTCTTTTCTGAGAATCCCACCAAGTGGGACCCTGAGCAGTATACGTTTGTCTTGGATGTAACAAATACAACCAAGGATTTCCGTGATGTGTATGCAAGTGACTTTCGTGTTCGCGAAAAGTCAGGAGACGATGTTCCTGCCAGCCGTTTCTTTGCCCCTGATCCTGTGAGTAAGGAGACATCTCTTATTGCTGTCCTCAAGCCACAGATGCCTGGTGCAAAGCCAGAAGAGATTCGTCTTGTGGCAAAGGCTTCTTCGGGTGTTGGTCGTGAAAATGCACGGTTTAATCCCACAGCACAGTGTGCATATGGCTATTCGCTTGATAAGGACCCTGAGAATCTTAAGAAGGTCTTTGATGACTGGCTTGGTCGTGCAAAGATGTTAAATCCTTCTGCGATTGAACAGGATGCGGAAAAGAAGGCCGTCCTGCTACGTGAATTCAATACACTTGAAGTCAATCGGTGCTATCTTAAGAATGACAAGGGTGAACCTTACAGCTTTGATTTCACGGTTGAATCGCTTGGAACACTTACCCCACAATACATTGTTGCGCGTGCGTGTCAAGCAGGTGCAGAGATGTGTGAACGCTACACGGGCGAATCACTCACTGGTGATGTGGTTGTGCAGTTTGCAGACTGCAAGCTTATTGCCTATGATTTCATCTTTCAGAAGCAGGATCATACACTTGCCAATCTTGTTACGACGTGGCTAGATGCAAATTTAGTAGGAAATGGCGAGATTACATATGCTGGCTATGATATTCCTCATCCACTCCGTGATGAAGTTGTTCTACGTATTGGTGTTGATAGTGGTGAAAATAAGGAAATGGTTGCTCGCAAGGCTCTTCGTGAAGCTATGACTGCATGTGCAACCATGTTTCGTTCATGGCATTCTGAGTGGTCTCAGACTGCAAATCCTGTGTCAAAGCCTCAGACATCTGCAAAACCACGGATTACTCGCCAAATCGTTCGCCCCTTATCCAGTGTAAAGAGCACGTGAATTAATAGTTAGAAATGACAAGTCGAGCAATTGTTTACGAATGCAAGGCGTTTATTGACGCAGGAAATTTAAAGGAATTCAAGATGTCAATTACAAATCTTATGGATACAGTATATCCTTCAAATCTTACACCTGATTGGCCATATATTTTTCATAAAGTTTATTTACATGCATGTCTAAGAGGTAGAACTGAGATGGCACTCTGGCTAGCTGATAATATTTATCCAAACATGGATAAGATTCAACAGATTGCGCTTCGTCAGATTTTTCCATATGGACGGTTTCTTCTTGCAAAATATGAGAGTAATATGAGAAAGAAAGTATTGGGTTAAAAATATGCAGATATTATAGGGATGAATAAATTTGAGATAGGGAATCGCGTGGTTTACAACCCAAGTATCCCCAATTTAAAACCTAATACAGAAAGACCTCGGGATGTTGGAGTTATTACAGATATAGATAATAAGTATTTACATATTACTTTTGATAGGTCAGGCAATACACATCATATTCGTCCTTAGGCTATATCGCATTATTCACAGTCAAATAAAGGTAGACGTAATGCACATAGAAGAAGATTCAGAAATACTTTACAGAATATACCAAGGGCGCGAGAGGGTATGGAGGCAAGAAAGGTTTGGAATGAACAGGTAGATCTTCCATATAAAAGCGGACCCGGTCGTAACTACGCATCTGCGTGGCCTAGCACGGTTAATCCAGACAGAAGTGCATCGCGTAAGTTAACATATAAACGAAATAAAAATAACGGTCTTCGTAACATAAATACTAGCTTATTTTCTGGAGGTAATAAGCGAAGAAATAACACAGTAAATGCACGAAAACGGAGATAATATTTCATAAAAATTATTAAACACGCTATAAAAATAATGTGTTTAATAAAATAATAAAGTTGATTTAACGGCGTCTAGTTCTACGATTCTTTCTTGACGCCTTATATGAATTCAAGGACTTATTGCGCTTTGCGTTTACCTTTGCTGTCGCTGCCCTTCTTTGATTGCGAAGGTTCTTAGCGCGCTGTAAAACTCTAGGTGAAGCCCATGACATAGGATTTACACCCGTAAATGTAGTCTTTGGTCGGAGACTAGGAAAAATATTATTTTTATAAGGGTTCGATACGGAAGGGTTTACTGGTTTGTTATTATTGTTACTATTATTATTTTTACCGTTAATCCACGTCATATTCTAACAAGTGTTGATAATTTTAATCAACCTCCTCAACCTTTGGCCCAGGTGGCTGTGCACCAGCATCGTAAGCCTTCTTCATAATTGGCGTAATAACACCCTCGACATCCTTCTGCTTCTCCTTGAACTCTTCCGTTGAGGCACCTTCATGCTCAGCAAGCCATGCAAGACCCTCTTCCACAGTCTTCTCAACGACTGGGACATCATCGCCAAGCGTCTCCTTTAGCTTGTCGGCAAGAGAGTTGCGCACATTGTAAAGGTAGGACTCGAGGCCATTGCGCGCCTCTACACGCTCCATGCGAAGCTTATCATCCGCAGCATACTTTTCAGCCTCTAGAACCATGAGCTCAATCTCATCCTTGCTGAGGCGTGCCTTGTCATTCGTAATCGTAATCTTGCTTGACTTGCCCGTACCCTTTTCCAATGCAGAAACGTTCAAAATACCGTTTGCATCAATGTCAAAGGTCACCTCAATCTGTGGAACACCACGAGGTGCAGGAGGAATACCCTCAAGCTGAAACTTGCCAAGCATGTTGTTGTCCTTTGTAAACTGGCGCTCACCCTCGTAAACCTGGATGCTCACACCTGGCTGATTGTCTGCATAGGTGCTAAAGGTCTGAGTTGCCTTCTTTGGAATCGTGGAATTACGCTTAATAACTGGCGTCATGACACCACCAGCAGTCTCAATTCCTAGACTGAGTGGCGCAACATCAAGAAGAATCATGTCACTCGTGCGATCATTCTTGCCACCACCCGTGATAATGTGGGCCTGAACTGCAGCACCATAGGCAACTGCCTCATCAGGATTTACACTGTCATTTAGCTTCTTGCCACCAAAATACTCACTGACTAGCTGGCGAATGCGTGGAACACGCGTGCTACCACCAACCATGACAATCTCATCAATCTCACCCTTGCTCATCTTTGCATCACGAAGAAGACCATCTAGAGGGGCCACCGTGCGACGGAAAAGCGCATCACAGAGTTGTTCAAACTTTGCACGCGTCATTACAACATTTAGATCCGCACCCTCCATGAGACTATCCACCTCAATGCTTGTCTGCGTAGTCGATGAAAGAGAGCGCTTGGCCTTTTCACACGCCGTGCGTAGACGACGAAGGGCACGAGGATTTCCACGAATATCAAGCTTCGTCTTCTTCTGAAACTCGGCAGCACAGTGCTCCACAAGAATATTGTCAAAATCCTCGCCACCAAGATGCGTGTCGCCAGCAGTTGACTTGACCTCAAATACACCATCATCGATGGACAAAATACTGAGATCGTGCGTGCCACCACCGCAGTCAAAGACTAACACATTCTGCGCCTTCTGTCCTAGACGGTCAAGGCCATAGGCAACCGCCGCAGCAGTCGGCTCGTTAATAATACGAAGAACGTTGAGGCCAGCAATCACGCCAGCATCCTTTGTAGCCTGGCGCTGTGCATCATTGAAATATGCAGGAACCGTGACAACCGCAGACTTGACAGGCTGACCAAGATATGCCTCTGCCGTCTGCTTCATCTTTGTGAGAACCATGGCAGAAATCTCCTCAGGAAGAAAGGTGGACGTTTGACCCTTGAAGTCAACCTGAATCTTTGGCTTGCCATTATCGTCAATAACCGTGAAGGGCCAGTGCTTACGATCACTTTCAACCGCGGGGTCATTGTAGCGACGACCCATGAGACGCTTTGCATCAAAAACAGTATTTGTAGGATTGGTTGCAGCGAGCTGTTTGGCAGCATCACCAATAAGACGCTCATCTGAGGTAAAACTTACATAGGAGGGTGTCGTGCGATTACCCTGATCGTTTGCAATAATTTCAACACGGTCATTCTGCCAAACAGCAACACAGCTATACGTCGTTCCAAGATCAATGCCCACGGGAATATCCTGACTCATTCTAAGAGTAGATGCTATAACGCTTTATATAGGTTTCTATAAATGGTTCCACCGCACATCTGCATCTTTGAACTCAACCATGATAGGATTTGCATCATTCTGTGAAACAATCGCAACATAATCAGAGCCCTTCATATCAAAACCGAGGCAATATTCAATCGCATTCGAAACAAAGTAAAATGGATCCGTGTAACCAACAAGTTTATCTGTGACTGTGTCAATCTTCACCACCATATGATAATACTTGCGAGGAGTATTGTAAATCACACAGTGAGTGAGTCCCCACATGAATCCATCTTTTTCTACAAGAGTTGAACTTCCGCGCATGTGACTGAGAAAGTTGGGGGTCTGCTGACGTGAAGTAATCGTGAGCTTATTATCCGCCACTGTGCCGATTTCAAAGGGGTGCCACCGATAGATAATCTTATTTTTATAGGGAATCCAGTTCTTTTCACAGCTTGTTGGCATCGGCGGTTCGAGTGAACAACTTTCCTCAAACATGTGCGTCTTTGTATTGTAGATACCCATATGTTGACGAATGCATCCATCATACGAATATTCAGAGGTTGTTGCAATATATCGAAGATCACCATCCTGATTGAAAATACGAACATCTTCTAGACCACGAATTCTTGCAGGATTAGTAGGCGGATCTGGATTACTCATTTTCTGGAGAGGACTAATAATCGAATAATCCTTGTCCATTATGCATGAATAATTATCTGTTTTTACAGGGTTATTTGCAGAAAGTTTACCATGTTCAGACATGAGATAGGATCCATCATGTTGAATTCTGTAATTTACATATCGTACATTAAGATGAATCAGACCGTTTAACCTGCACATGGATGTGCTTGTAGGAACAAAGTCGCCAATCTGCTGAAAAAGAAGGTGTTTAATTGTAGATGGAATTTTCTGAACAAACCAGAGAATATTATTATACGCAAACTGCTCACCCCACTTGTTAAAATAATCCAAAGAAATCTTCAAAGTATCCGCCTTCTTTTCTGGAAACACATAATCATGAATAATTGCACGCTCGTAATCAAACTGTTTTTCGTACACATCTGCCTCGATGAAAAGAACGTCGCTTGGTTTCTTGATAACTGAGCCGAGTTGCCAATAGTGCCATGCCTTGTAATATTGACGACGATCACGGAACCAGCGAGTTAGATAGAGGATATTTTCAGAACGTTCCTTGCGATAATCGTAGGCACGCTGACCCCAGTATTCCACCTCTGTCGAATTATTCTTATCACCGTACAATTTCATAATCATATACATACTATACCAGACTTCTTCGAACCAGCCACCCGCTTCCACGCGTTTCTTGTACATTTCAATCGACTTGTCAATCATCCTGCCATCCTTGTAGCTCTGAGCAAGATAAAACATGTATCGTGCATTTTTTGGATCTGACACGAGACCTTCTTCGAGAAGGCGAACATCACGCTCAAACTTGTCTGACTTGCATCCACCATCACCAATATCAGAAATGTAGATTTTATCTTGATTGATGCTATCTGTACTGTAGCCGTCCCAGTATTCGTGAGTTACACCTGTACACTTCCATGGAAATGAAATCTGGAGAAACCGTGTGTTAAAATATTCCAACGATCCTGCCTTTTGCATAATCTTGTATCCTGGTGTTTTTAGTAAATCCTTGGAAAAAGAGGGAAACTTGAGTTCCATATCTGCATCCAAAACTAGCGCATAGGTTTCTTGTGG